AACGAGATGTCTATGCACTCTGAAAAACCTTATCTTTCACCTGTTAGATCATAATTTCAAGGGCGCAATGCCCTTGAATTTTTAATTCAAATTTTCATAGCAAATCAACTTTTATTAACTAAAATTTTCTATTGTTTCTAGATGAAATTTCATAGTAAGAATGGGTTATATAAAATTGCTATGAAGTGCTATCTCTATTTTTTACATCTATCAAGGCTCTTAGACTTTTTAAAGCTTGTATGCGTCGGCTAAAAGCTTTGCTGTCTTTAACTTTTAAATTCTGTGATCACTAGCTGGCTTGAGAGCATAGGTATTGTTTTTCTTTTAGCTGACTAAGGCAAATGTTTTGGCTGTTTTTGAATTGTCTGTCAAATGCTCAATATTCTTATGTAGTGGAATTTGCCTATATTTGCTAACGCCTCCTTTTTGCTTGGCAGTCTTAACATTTATAAATTTTATGCCATCTTCTTCGCCTACACTTTTGCTATCAAGTTGCCAAATTTCATTAAACCTTAGCCCAGTATGAAGAGCAAACATCATATAGTTTCGTAGATCAAGCCTTTTTGTGTCAAAAACTTTTTTTAGTTCATCTAGACTAAAGTTATCTTTCGGCGACTTCTCGTCGGCTGAAATTTTAAAGGATGTAAGCATTTTAAAAGGATTGGTCGTGAGCTTGCCCATCTTTATGGCATAGTCAAAGAGCCTTTTTGAGTAAGATGTGTAGTTGTTGATGGTCTTTTTATTGAGCTTTTTGCTTGCTAGAGTTGTTTGAAAATTTTCAGCGTCGCTGTAGCTAAACTCTTTACCTTGATGATCTTTAAAAAACTCATCCAAGAGCTTGCCAGTCTTAACATAATAGCCCTTTGTCTTATCACTAGATTTTAGCTTTAAGCACTCTGTTTGCACATATCTTTTGGCTACTGCTTCAAAAGATATCGGTGTGGCTTCTTTTGAACTCAAAGATGCGTCCAGTGATGTTTTGAGCTCTTTTTCAAGCTTTTCTTTTGGAGCTACTAGATTATAAAATTTAGTTATCACCTCTTGTGAGAGCTCTTTATATTCGCTAACATCTAAAAATATGCCATTTTGTTTAATGCACCGCTCATTTAGTCTTTTAATGTTTATCAAGGCTCTTAGGCTTTTAGAGTTTGTATGTGTTTTGGTTATCTTTTTAGCAAGAGCTTCGTTGGCTGCGGCTTTTATAGAATTTGCCAGTCTTGCCGCCTCATCTATATCTTTTGTGAAAAGGCAAAATTTAACAGTTAGCTTTTTACCATCTTTAAGAGCAGTATCAAAAAAGTAGAAATTTGGTCTATTAGAAACCTTAGTGATCAATCTAGAGCTCATAGAATGATCCTAGTTTCTGTAACAAAAGTGCAAATTTTCTGTAACAAAGCTGATTTGTCTGAAATTTAAGACAAAAATATCTGCTAATAAATGTGGTTAAAACATCTAAATTTAGGGAAGTTGGAAAGAAAAATATTGTGTTGGTGGCGGACAGAGAGGGATTTGAATACTATATATTTTATTTCATATCTATTTTTATTAAGTCTTTTACGTTATTTACTATACTTCCTTGTGTTTTACATATCTTTATTTTATAATTTTTGTTTAGTTCTGCTTTAAAACATTTATTTCCTATATATTCTTTTAAAATTATTTCATCTCCGCTGTATATGGTTATTTCTTTTTTGTTGTAGATGCTTATTATCCCCTTTTCATTGTCATATTTCCAAAACATTTGTCTTTGTTGATTATCAAGTAAAATTTCATTATTTTTCTCAAAACTTACGTCCCATTTATTGCCTGCTGTGAGTATAAAATTTATAAAGTATCTTTCCGCTTCAATACTCCAGTCGCCTATTAAATTTAAATCTTTTATGTATTTTTTGTAGTTTTTGTTTTTTTCTATGTGTATTTCTATGGGATCAGCAATTAAAAAAATGCAAAGCAATAATAAAGTTTTTAGTATTCTCACTCTATTAACCTATTTCTTTTTTTAGTATTCTTGCTCTTATGTCTGATAAATAAAATTGTTGTTCCATTTTACTTAACTTATCAAATAGCTCTATTAGCTCTTTATGTGTTGGATTTATTTCACTTTCTTTTTGAAAATAAAATTCTAGTATTTTGTATAGGTTGGGGTTAGTTTTTTCCCAGTTATATATAGTTCTTATATCTTTGCCTATAAATTCGGCTACATCTCTTTTATTCATTTATCTATTTCTTTTTTTAAAATTCTTGTTTTTATATCCAGGATATAGTATTGAATTTCTTGTTCTGATAGTTTTTCAAAGAGCTGTATTAATTCTTTATATGTATCATTTACATATAAACTTTCTTTGTTTTCCTTTAAATTTAATCCATTTTCTATAACTTCAAAAAGTTCTTTTCTATTTTTACGCCAGTTGTATATAGTTTTTTCGGCTATTTTTAGTTTTTTTGCTATTTCTGCATTTGTCATTTGTATGTTTCTATTTATTTTTTTCTTTTATATTTAGTTTTCCATTGTTTGCTTTTTCTTTTATTTTTTCTAATTTTTCTAAGAATTTTTGAGTTTCTAAAATTTGATCATCTAGTGCTAGACCTTGATTTATTAATCTGATTAATTCTGGCTTTTCTTTTTCCCAGTTTGTTAGCGTATTTCTTGTGACATTTAATTTTTCTGCTAATTCTTGTCTAGTCATTTTTCATACTTTTTGACAAATTATTTGGCATTTTATTAATTTTTAAGTTTTGTTTATTTATCATTTCACTATCCAAATGCACAATTATTGTGCATTAGTATTTTTTGATTTCTTGTTTGCAATAAAAGTATATCAAAAAATATGTTTTTTGCCCTGAATATGGCTTTAAACTATTTATAAACTGACAAACTGCCCGCAACAGAGTAGAGATGTTTAGGGGCTTGTTTGTTACAACCTTAATACGTTGTAAAACTGTTGGGGGTGGTGTAGCTCTGCCCCTAAAATACTTAGCTACAAACAAATATTTTTTAAGGAGCTACACATGTACACTTACCTTTTAGGCCTTTGTGACGAAGTTCGTCCGATTTCTCGCATCGACAAGAAAACTGGTGAAGTTGCATCGTCTATCGACGTAACTATTACTTTTGAAAGTCGCGATCAACACGGCTATCTTGTCAAATCAACCGAAACTATCAATTATGACTTTTCATTAAAGCCAAAATTTGATTCTGTCAAAGGCAAATATATCGCTGTTCCATATCGTTTTCTTAATACTCGTAATGGTGCATATATGTTCCCTGATGAAAGTTTGAGTTTTCAAGTTTTCAATGAAAATCCTTTTTTGAAAGAAACTAAATCATCTAAATAGTTAAGAGCGGGGGCTATGCCTTAATGTGAGTAGCAAACCACTCTCCCGCCTTTCTCAATTTCTACAAAGTTTATTCTTTAAATTTTGTAGAGATTGATCTCTAAAATTTTAAAAAGGAGTTAGATATGGAAAAACTTAAAAATTTTCTAGAATCTACTAAGGGTAAAGTTGCTGTTGCTAGCTCTATGTTACTAACTGCTCCAGCTCTTTTTGCGGCAGACGCTCCAACTGTTCCAGCTACGCCGTTAAAAGCTGACTATGCTTTATTTGACTACGTATTTGCTGGCGTTATCGCTGTTGCTTTCATCTTTATGATTGCTGGCAGAGTCAAGTCTTTCATAAAGTAGTTTTTTATAGGGGGCTTTTTGCTCCCTTGTAAGGTTTAAATAATGAAAGAAAATGCTATATATATCCCTAACTTAAATATCTGCGTTAAAGATTTCTACATAAAAGATAAAAAAGTATTTTTAGTAAATTTTGATGATAGCGTTTCTACTTCTGATTATTCATTTTCTAATTTTCAAACAAATTATCTTTTTAACACTGAAACTAATATTTGCTACATCCAAAAAAATGATTTAATTCCAAATCTAGGTATATATGAATATCAATTTAATTTTTTAATGGGTCTTTCTGCGATACTTATAGCATTTTCTTTTCTTATTGGGTTAATTATAGTCGGAGCTACACGATGATTGAAGTATTTAACAATGATGTATTTAATTATTTTTTAAATGTTTTCTCTCTCTTTTTTGTGCCTATATTTATATACGTTATAGCTCTCTCTTTTGTCAAATAGGTTTTAATTTTTTCGACGTGCTGGATATTAAATTTTTAACTTCTTTTTTTCCGTAGGACAAAAAAAGAAGCGACAACCGCAGGGCGTCAGGTATTAATAGGAGTTGAATATCGTGGTTAAATTTCTTATAAAACTTTTTTTTCTGCTTAGCTTAGTAAGCTCTTTTTCTTTTTCTGCTGATGCGTTTTTTTTCAAAATTGAAGCTGCAAATAATTATCTGAAAAAAAGTAATGTTAAGTTTTTGGCTAATAATAAATATGTTATTTTTGATCGTCCTGATGATCCACAACATTTATATGTTGATGAAGTATATAGCGTTGACACTTATTTTTATGCTGGTTCTTTGCGTGGTTATTTTTGGAATAATCAAACTGGTGATGTTTATTATATTAGTAATGATGTAAAAACTAATTATTTTCTTGATGGTGGTGGTTTTGGTCCTTTTATTCGTAGGTATGAATATTCTGGCACTTATAATCATAATGCTGAATTTCTTACTTATGTTTCAATTTATGAATATCATAAACGTAATATCGCTGTTTGTAATTCTGGTGAAGAGTTCAATACAAAAACTTTGCAATGTGTTTCTGGTTGTCCTGCTGATCATTTTTTTAATCAAGAAACTGGTAAGTGTGAGCAAGAGCAAAAACGCCCTGATTGGTGTCCTAAGCCTATGATCTATAATGAAAGAAAGGTAGAGCTTCTTTTAAGAGATAAAATAGTTGAAGAGTGCTTGCCTGATCCTAAAATAGATAAACCTACTTGTGAAAAAAAGGGTTGGCAATTTCACGATGGTTGTTATGATAATCTTAGTGGTGCTGAAATGGCTACTTGTATGCAATTTCCTGAAGGTTGTTATGCTCCTGAAACTGTTAAGCGATTTAAGGCTGAAATACAGCTTGAAAATGATCTTTTCATTATGGGTGGTTTTATGATCCCATTGCCTATTAATGCTATTAAAAATGGTCTTAGCTCTTTGGGTTCTTTTTTTAAAGGTCTTTTTTCTAGTGGTGCTAAGCCTGCTAATTTAAATTTACTTGAATATCGCCCCCAAATAGTTGATGTTAAGGCTACTGTTTCAGGTCCTGAGCCAGTCTTTAACCTTAATCCAGTTGATGATAATGCAATTGTTTTTAATAGCGTTTTTAAAGAAACTGGCAAGCTCGATGCCACTGCTTCAGCTTCATCAAATATAGTTAAATCGCCCCAAGCAACTGCCGACGTTTCGCCAAATTTAAGAAAATTTGATTTGCCTAAAGATGCTTCCATTTCAAAACTTGAGAATAATACAATAGTTACCGCGAAGCTTAAAGATATGTCTAAGCCTATCCCTACAAAAGAGATAACTGTTCCCAATGAAGTTAAAAATATAAATCTTGATTATGATCTAAATACTATGTTTAAATCTTCTGATAAACCAACTCCAAATTTACCTATGACAATAAAGCAAACTAGCAATGCTGGCGGTAAGGCGACCTATAAAGGTAATATTGTTACTCCAGATAATAGCGTTATTGATGTTGATGTTGTAGAAACTACTTCATCTACTGGCTCAAGGGTTCAAAATGTAACTTATTCTTATAATTATAGGACTCCAAGCGGTAGTAGCAAATTTTCTACTGGCTATGTTAATACTATTGATTCAAATAATAACGTAACTAATTCTATTCCAAAAGATAGCACATCAACAAATTCATCTGGTAGCTCATCTAATTCAGGTAGTGGTGGTTCATCATCTACAACTACTCCTAGCCAGCCTACCCAGTCTATTGATTTAAGCTCTTTAGAGCAAGCTATAAATAGAAACGGTGCTAAACTTGATTCTATCAACGATACTTTAACTTCTATCAAAAATCAACAGCTAGAGCAATGGAATTATGAGCCTAATGTTAATACTGCTACTTCTTTTTCGGCACTACAAAGCGAGCTTACTAAATTTGATGTGTCTGTTAATGATGCTTTTAATTTTCTAAACAATTTTAAAGGCGATATTGATAATTTGATGAATAACTTTAACGATTCGCTTGATATTATCAATAAAGGCATTGATGCCCCTGATATTCCTAAAGGCACTTGTCCTTTTACTATTAGCGGTCCAACTCCAGGTAGTAACACTAAGAATTTATTTAATATTGATCCTTGTCGTATCATTACTCCTTATAGATCTATCCTTACTCTATTTTTCACAATTTGGTTTAGCTTCGAGATCATTATGTTTTCTTTGAAATATCTCTTTAGGGTGGGTGGTGAATCATGAAATGGTTAATCGGTGCGGTTGGTGGCTTTATTGTAAATTTTATTGAATTCCTGGTAAAAAAAATTGGCATAAGAAATACAATTTTAGCCTTTGTTGTGCCTATTTATGCTTCTTTTGTGGCTTTTCTTATTGCTTTTGCTGGATATGCCATTTTATTTATTATGAAAATTTGGAATTTACTTAGGGAGTATATCCCTAAAATGTTTGATTATGGCTCTAGCGTTAGCGGTTCTTTTGGCGGCTTGCCTAATCAAACTATTTTAAATTCAGCTATGGAGTTTTTGCACCAAAGCGGTTTAGCTTCTGCTTTTTCAACTGCAATGACCTTGTTTATATCTATTCTTAGCCTTTTCTTTGCTCTCCAGCTTTATAGGGTTATCTTATATGTTAGGGCGAATATGACAAAGATCATAACTGATCTATTAACTTTGATGAGTAGATAGCATGCTTAGTTTGATTATCGGTCCTCCACGATCTGGAAAAACTTATAAAGCAGTTCATCTAATAAATGATGAATATGAATTGCATTTAAAGGGCGAATCAAAGTATAGATTTATTTACACTAATATCAATGGTTTAAAATTTGATCATTTTGATGGCTTTGTAAAACAATATGATAAAAATGATTTTCTTACTGCGGTTAGTCAAGAATATACGCTTAGTTCTCAATACGAAAATGGCTTTTTAGAGAATGTAGATAATTATGATGAATATGCCTTGAAAAATGGAATTTACGAAAATTATCATCATTGTTTAATAGTTCTTGATGAAGCTTATAACACCTTCACGAAAACGTTTAATGAGAGCTTGGGTAGATTTCTAAGCTATCACGGACATTTTGGGATTGATATTATCTTTCTTTTCCAGTCTAAACGTCAGACAAATAGAGAGTATCTCGTTCATACTGAATTAATGTATATGGCTCAGCCTAGTGGCAAAAGGCTCTTTAGTAGTCTTTTTAAATATAAAGTCTATAGCACTTCATCTAATTTTAATTACAATCTTATTCGTTCTGAAAATCTAAAATTTAATCAAAAAGTCTCAGATTTATATAGTAGTGGTTCAAAAGAAATTTATAAAAGCTATGCAACTAAAAAGATTTTATTTTTAATAATTTTTATTGTAGCTTCTTACGCTATATATAAATTCTTAGAGCCTAAACATGAGCCAGCTCAATCAACTATTCAAGATACTAGGTTTGTTGATTTAAATACTTCTGATTCTAAAGAGCCTAAAACGATTTCAAATAGTGTAGATAATTCAGATATAAACACCACTATTTTTAATAATAATAGAATCTATCTAAGGGTAACTTGCTTTCCAAGCGGTTGTAAATTTAGAAATTACGCCATTGATTTATCTTTAGATAGCTTCTTAGAACTTCTTTCTTTCTCAAACTGCCATATATTCTTACAAGATAAGAAGTCAGGCAACTACATTGATTACTTTGTTTCTTGCCATGCAGATTTTGAAAGGGTTTTAAAAAGCTTAGAAAATTCATCACAAGGGTTTGCAAATGAAAAATCTCCACAAACTGATTCTAGTCCTATGCTTCCTACTCTCAAGTAGTTTATCTGCCTTAGAATATCGAAATATTACTTTTAACGATTTCTTAGGCGAGATTAGTTCCATTACTGGTAAAAATATTGTCATTAGTGGTAATGTTGATACTAACTTTGACGTTTTTTTACCTACGCTTGATTTAAGCAATACCGATACTTTTTCTAAGTTGCTTAAAGATATTTTAAATGTTAATGGGCTTGACTATCTAATTCAAGATAGCGTTTTACTGATATATAATCCAAAAGTTGAAGATAAGCCAGTTTTGAAAGACTATATAATAAAATTTAAGCACATATCAAAAGAAGATGTTGTATCTGCCTTATCTTTGTTTAGTGAAAATATAAAATACACTGTTTATAGTGATAGGATATTGCTTATTACCACTGAAAGCCAGTATAAGATTATTGATAATCTTATTAATGGGCTTGATACTAGCTATCAATTACGACAGCTTAGCTTTACTATTATTAGCACAGATAACACAAAGCTTAAAGAGATTGGCCCACGTATAGAATCTCTTTTAAACCCACTAGATCATTTTTATTTTAAAATTATTACCAACGTTCTTACGGTCGATAGCACCAAAGTTAATAAAGATTCTGTTACCAGTCTTATAAATTTGCTTAAAGAAAAGGGCGTTTCTGATCTGATCTATAATCCTAGAGTTACTGTTATTGATAATAAAGATAGCGTAATTGAGAGCGTTATCAAGACTCCTATTCAAAAATCATCAATCGATATTCAAAATAGTCAAAGCATTACTACCAACCAAGTTGAATATCAAGATGTTGGCTTAAAGCTTTATATTTCAAGTGTCTTAATTACTAATGATAGTGTTAGTTTTACTTTGGATCTATATATTGAAAATTTGCTTGATGATACATTGACCCCTAGAATTTCAAGCAGGCATCTAAAGACAAATGTATATCTTACTGATACAAATTCTTTTCTTATAGGCGGTATTAATAGCAAAGAAACAATTAAATCAACAAAGACTATTCCATTTATTGAAAATATTCCTATTCTTGGCGATATAACGACGTATAAAAGCGAAAAGACTAGCGATTATAGCTTTAGTATATTTATCACTATGCTACCATCTGAGAAAGATATTTTTTCAGAGTTTTATTATGATTCAGCAGATAAGCACCTTGCTCTTGAGCGCTATTTGACGAGCGCAGCGCGCAACGCAAAAGGGGCCCCACGAAGTGGGGAATGAGCGTGCGCTCTTGGCTATATATAATATAAGTGTGTAACCTAAAGGAATAAGATGTATGGAATTACCGAAACCGATAAAATCTTTTTAAAAATTAAGCTAGAAAATCAAAAGAAATTTCTTGATAGTAATTTCTTTATAATAAATGGCGAGTATGTTCCTTACTCAAATTTTTATTTTTCTAGCTGGCATAACTCAAACAGATACATTGCTGAACTTAATAACCGAGTAGCTAGCCTTAATGATTATGCTCTAAGTCAAGGGCTTTGCCCTATTTTTGCAGTTTTTACCTTGCCAAGCGAGTATCATAAACAAAAGCTTATAACTCTTAAGAGTGGCAAGAAAAAGCTTGTTTATAATAAAAAGTTTATCGATGATGAAGATCATAGCGTTAGTGCAGGTGCTAGTAAGCTTCAAGCTTTGGTTAGAAGCATTATGAATTCATTGCATTTTAGAAGTCTATCACAAAATCAAAGGTGCTATATAACTACGAAAGAACCGCATTTAGATGGAACTTGTCACTTAAATTTGCTTGTTTTCGTGCCTAAAGAGAATTTGGATAAGTGCGTTTCTGCTATCAAAGATCGTTTTTTAGATACCCATAGCAGGGTTGAAACCGATATTAAAAATGCTACTTCGTATGTTATGAAGTATATTTTTAAAACCCTTGATGATTTACGTCAAAATCCTGATTTGGATAACTTAACTGATATTAGCTACTGGTATTTAAAGCATAAAATTAGGCGTTTTACTATGTCAAAAACGTTTGTAAGTCTTGAAATTTATAGAAAGCTAAACGGCAGTATTGATTTAATATCTCTTACTAAAAACTATAATAAAGGCTTGGTTACTGTTGTTGTTGATCCTAATACCAGGAAGCCTTTAAAAATATTTGATGAATTTGGCGAACTTTGGCAAAAAACTAGGATTATTAAAGATAGCAATACTATTAAACGATATGAAGATGCAAGCGATGAAATAAAGAATTTTGGTAGCACTCTAAAACAAAGGCAAATTTTAAAAATTTGCGATGAACTGTTTAAGGCCAAGAAAAGAGTTAGGCCAGTAAGCAGAATGAAAGATTACGAGCTAGTTAATTATTATCAAAGCTTGGGCGGTGATGTAAATGCTCAACATTTGGCTTATGTTGAAAATTTAATGCTTGATAGAAATTTAGACAATTTTACACACTATCACAAAAAGCATGATCTTAATTCTCCTGATATTAATAGTTTTGTAGATCGATTTTTGGTTTGCAATGAGTTTTAA